ATCCACATTAACAGACAAAGGAAATGTAATCAATCCAGAACCAGTTAAATTCTGGTTCGGATTGAATTGAAACGCTGGTTGATAAAAAGATCCCCATCTCACTACTTGAGCATCGGGTGTTGCAGTATTGTACTGCTCCTTAATTCCCCAACCAGAAATGCAGGTAAACTTCGCAGTATTAGAAACCCATTCAATTTCAGTTGCATACTGATCCCTATATAAAATATTAGTTTTCAAAACTCGCTTCAAAGCTGGATTCCCAGAATGTACAGTAACCCAAGATTCAGAAGCAGTTCCAACTCCGCCATAGGATTCATCATGAAAAGATTTTTGTGCCAATCTGGCATTAATAGGAATAGGGGCCATTTGTTTAAATCTTTTGGTAAAGATATTATATGCCTGCCCAGCCAAATAGCCCCAATGGGCGTGACGTACAGGCACAAAAAACGAATCAGAATTTAAAGACATGGTACTATATCTACGTCGTGTCATATTATATTAGGTAAACTATCTTCTTCTTCGATAGGACGCACGCATTCGGACCGTACGACGCATCGGTACGCGACTATACCTGCGAGTAACACCGCGAACGCGTTGGCGAGTGAAATTACGGCGATAACTAGTTCTTCGGACATAAGGCATTTTTTTATTGGTTAAAGTCAATTGCTTGTTCTTGCGACTCTTTTAGAATAACGTTAAACCTACGTAACAGAGGATCCAAGGTCGCACTATCGGTCCATATTTCCTCGGGACTGTAATTTGAAGTCACAATTATCATCTTCGGACGAATATACTTCATAGATCCCTTAATACTAGCGAGCATAGGCCATCGATCTGCAAGTCTCTTCAGCATTCCACCCCATTTAACTTGGTACTTATCAATATCCTCCAAATAAATCACTTCTTCGTCATTATACAAATCAAACCACTTCAAATCATCCATTTGCTTCTTATAGCAGTTCGGAAACATCGTTTCCACACAGTGTGACTTTCCAGTACCAGTAGGTCCATAAATCCAAAAGCATTTAACATCTTGGGGTGGAGGTTTAACAAGGTTGTCTTTAGCAATGTTCTTCAACGTAGAGTAACATCTAATAAAAATATCCGCATCAATACTATCCAAATCATTGGCTTTAGCGAGCTCTTTAGCTCTTTGCCATCTTAACTTCTCCGCTCTACCCTTGTTATCGTTACTAATAGGTTTCTCCCCTCGCTCAATTAATTCACCAGATTTAGAACAGTATACATCGTTTTGTGCAATAGATCCCAGCATAGTCTCCACATGACATCCACTAAGTAACGACCGAGCTTGTTGCAGTGTTTTAGGGTTATTAAAAGCGATAAACCCTTGCAAATGGTTTGTGCCTGTCGTAGGTGCAACCTCTTTAGAATACGCGACATACTTGCACAAGATCTGAGAAAGATACACTAGAGAATTATCGTCGTAATTATTCCACGTAAAGCAAAAATTACGATTTCTAGACATGTCACGCGAGGCACAGGCACAGAAGGTCCAGGTAATAATATTGCTGGACCTTCTGTGCTTCCTTATATACCCATGAGCCGTAATCACATGTTAGTCTCATGCCACGCGTATTTCCGGGGGCTTTCCACCCCCGGAGCCCCCCCCCTTAACTACAAACTATGCGATGACTATTATGGTTGTCTCCGCTTGGTCGTTCGCCCCTGCTTCGGCTCCGAGCACTCGCCAGCAGGATCACGCCCAAGTTATGGTGGGTAAACATTACATAAGCAACTTGCGGTCAGTCTTGATCACATTATTTGAAAATCTGTGACAATTACTATATAAGAAAGGCATTCCCCCACTTTAATTTACTATATGGCTACTCCTGATCAAACTCAAGCAATCACTCCTACCTACAATGGTCCAATCTCTGATGCTGATAATAACCCTTTCTTGGATGCTGTCAATACTTGGAATATTAATGATGTGGCTAATACCAGAGTTCTAAAACACATCCGTAAAAAGATTACAAACTTAAAATTTTGGATTGATCACCCTTTAGTCAATGAGCCTTACAGTCCACAAACATTAGCAAGACTAAACGAAGAGCTTGATACTTGGAATATGCTACTAATAAAAGCACATTATAACTAATTTATTAAGCTAAAACTTCTCCTCGATCCGGCAACATATCAATATCATTAATAACATCCGTATTAGGAATGGTACCATTCATTAAGACATTACCACGACCACTATAAGTAAGATCTAATCTATCTGAAGAATGCTTCAATGGTTTGATATGAACCTTTCGCGTAATTACGACAGATATCTTCCCCGGTCCAATAGTAGGTCCATCATAAGTAGGTGTAGCAACAGCTTCACGCAAATGAGACGGAGCACCTTGAGTCTCAACAACACAAATAACTGCTCCTTTAGGAATAACGAGTCTGTCCAGTAAAGCAGTCTTCGATTGAAAGCAATTAAATACTTGATTAACAGTCATACGATGCGAGGCTCCATTCTGCAAAGTAAAGGTCTTAGTCTTTAGCTTCTTCCAATTACTCTTTACTTGTGTCCGAGAAAACATATTAGTATACGGTTGCGTAACACAATTAGGATAGACAGCTGCAGAACCATTAGTTTGACTAATCAAACGTTCCGAACCAGACGCGGTGGGTGCTGCAACACCACCTGGATAAGTAATATTAGTAGTATAAGGCGACGCGTTAGTTGACTGATCATAATCAGCCCATGGCAGATCAGATGTATGTTGCATACATTTAAACCAATGTACTTTAACAAAACATGGAAGAGTAGTATGATTCAAAAAATCAAAATATGTAGTGCCATTAGACATTCCAACCCAGTCATCCACATTAACAGACAAAGGAAATGTAATCAATCCAGAACCAGTTAAATTCTGGTTCGGATTGAATTGAAACGCTGGTTGATAAAAAGATCCCCATCTCACTACTTGAGCATCGGGTGTT